GCCCACATGACCTCTATGTAATCTCCTGCGGAAAGTTGCAGTATCGCTGACTTTGTAACGACAAGAGTTGATCCATTTTGGTGCAACGTGTTTTCCATTGCAGATTTGGGAACATCTGTGCCATTAACTCTAACCCAAAACCACATCCTAACAGTTGAGGCAGATGTTGAGGCCATTTGCATTGAATATGTCACAGAATATTGCCCAGCCTCGTCAACGACCAGACGCGAAGCTGGCGTGCCGTTCGTTATTCCTTCAGCCAAATCTTCAGTAAACGTCAGCGCATATGCAGTATTTGTTGATGCCGCCGTCTGATCTGTGCTGATAGTGCCATCGTAATGGCCATCTTCCAGAACAACTTGCCGCCACTCGCCGTTTTTACTGACAACGGGATACAAGTTTGTGCGATCCCACATCATCACGCCGTCTTCTGCCGCGCTCTCGCCGCCTGTCTGCTGCACAAGCGGTGATCGCGTCTGGCCGAGGTACAGCATCAAGCGCCTGCCCCACTCCTGCCAATCGTCACCCCTCGGCTCTGGTGCGCGATACTGCTGCGTCATCTACGGCCTCCGGCAACAGCGTCAAGCCGGTTTATGCCAACACGCCAATCGGCAAGCCTTGCGCCATCAACGCGCATCCTGAGCTGGCGGCCAGTGAAGCGCATGCTGGTTGGGTTGGCCATGCTAAACGGCCCGTATGATCGCTCGGTGCCGTTGGGGTAAAAGCGCGTCTTAAACGTGGCGCTGACATCGCCTTGCGTTTTTTCGTCGGGGATCATCTCGGTTATGCTGACAACGTTGTCGCCCGTGCCGATCATAATTGGGCCAGTCTCCGCAAATGGCGTCAATCCGCTATATTCAAAGCCAACTTCATGCTCATATATCTTGTTGTCTGATGGGTCAGCCATCAGCGGATAAATGAACGTTCCGGCGTCAGATCCGGCTGTGCGCGCTAAAGAGCCAATAGACCATGTGTTTTCGACGTAATTATATGCGACGTAGCGGTTGTTTTCTGTGGAGTCGCTCGACGGGTAGAACCACCATATCTCGCCGTATGTGCCGTTTGACATGGCAAACGCCTTGCTGATCTGCGCGCGGTTGATGTCGTTGAAAACGTAGTCAGACACGTCGCACGGCATCTCCTGCACTCGGCCTCCGCTGTAAACGTAGAACGCGTGGACGCCCATCCAGAAGCATCCGGCGTCTACGCTGGCATATGCCAAGTTGGCCGCAAGCCCGCAGGCTGAGCCAACGCGCTCAATGCCGTAGACGTATGGCGGGCCAATGTAGTTGGCGACATGCGCGTCACGCGTTGTCAAGATAAGCGTCTGGCCTTTCACGCTCACGCCAGCCATAATCTCGCCTTCTGTAGACAGCTCAAGATCGCCAGCCTCGTTCTGCGCTGACGGCGTCCAAGTCGTGTTGTCTTCGCGGTCTGACCACTGCACCTTGCGCACGTTGCCGCCAGCGCCAAGACACATCAGGAAGCGCTCTTCCGTCACGACGATGCTCTTGTTGTTTATTGGCGCATTGGCAACTTGCGCAGCGATTGCGGTGTTGTCCAGCTGCCACTCGTAGACCTTGCCGTCATCACGATTATTGGCCAGCAGGTATTCGCCCCACAGCTGCAAATTCCACGCAGTTGCAGGCTGAATGCGCGACGTGTCTGGTCGAGGCGTGTTGTATGCATAATTGCCGTAGGTGTTACCACCGTAACCCGTAAACGCTGCGGCGTCTTCTCGGCCAGTGGCCAATCCTGTCGGCGTGATGTCATATTGAATGCCAGTCGCGCCGCCGTAAACGTAAAGCTTGTTATATGTTCCGGCGGCATACCAGCGGTCGTTTGAATTGTCGGCCCAGTTTATCATGCCACGCATCTTGGCGTTGGTTGCCGTGTCAGATCTTTTGCGCCACCCGCCAACCGGCTGCATCGTGCCGTCTATCCAACGTATTAAGTTCGCATCGCGCCAGCGGCCCATGCTCTGCAAGTCGGTGCCGTTGCGGTAAACCCCAGCGGGTACGTCTAATCTAATCAGAGCCATCGTTGCCTCGTTGGTGTTGCGCGCTTGCCGCAGTGTAACACATGACCATTTGATGCGCAAAAGGGCAGCGTTTTGCTGCCCCTAGCGCTTTCGTTATGCTGCGCGGCTATTCCGCGTCAGGCTCAAGGGCAACTTTCAGCTCGGCCATGAAGCCCTGCCTGCCCATCTGAAGCTGCACCAAGTTAAACTGCGCAGAGCCGATCTTCTGGTCTAGCGAGTTGATGTGATTTATGCACATCTTTGCAGTGTCGCTTAGTTGATCCTCAGTGTATTCTACTTCGTCAATCGTAATGACCTTTTTCTCTTCAGTCACGTTGATCTCCTTTCAAGTTATGTCTACCACGGAACGCCGCTTGCAGACGTTGGATTAGCTATCGCATCAATCTTAGAAGCAATAGCAGCTTCAGTATCATCCTTTGATACATGACCCCAGACCCATGCTTGAGCTTGAGCCTCAGTAATATCTGCATAAGGTGTGAAGTCAGCAGCAGATGCATCGTAGGTTAAGCCACAAGTGCCATATGAGCTTGCTGTGTTGCCATCATCATCAACGCCTGAGCAGCGCCAGTGTGCAATATATACGCCACCATCTGATGTGTGACGCTCAAGGGTTGGAATAGTCCACGAATAAGTTATTGCCATAGTGTTTCTCCTTAAATTGCTGCAATAATAAAGGCGAGAAGTTCACTGTATCTTACGCCCATTCTAGTTCTTTCTTCGCCAGTTTCTTCGTCAGTCCATGTGCTTGAGATAAACATGGCGTAGTCACCAGCGTCTAATCCTTCAGCCGCAAATGCTGCTTGTAGATCCTGTGCAATGATACCAAAGTGTGTTCTGGCTTCATCACCTTTAGCCTCTACTGCATCCTTCCAGCGGAACTTACGCATCAAGCCTTTAGCAGCTACAGCTACACGTTGCTCTGCGTCAGATAGCTCTGCAATGTCTTGCTTCTCGTTGCGGTCAGATGTTTGGATTGTGCCGTTGGTGGCGTATACGTCATCCCAGCGTACACTCGAAATTCCTAAATCTTGATCGTTGTCGCTATCAGAACCATTTGCGTTGCAGGGTATAGCGCCACCGTTTTTAAACTTGATACCCTGAGAACCTGCGGCACGGCTAATAAATAGCTGGTCGCCGCTATCAACCCCAACAATCCCAACCGTGGTGCCGTCTTTGCGGAACTGCACAATGTCACCATCAGTAGTAACCCTGTTAAAGTATCCTACAGCACCAGAACCAGCGCTTAAACCTGTGCGAACAACAGAAATATAACCATCGTGATTTAACTCTATACCATTTGTATTAAGTGATACTCCCGTGTCAGTTCGTGCTATCAGCAGGTTGCCGCTGCTGTCGATGCGCATGTACTCTCCAGAGCCACCTGCAACACTGTCCCTAAAAATGTGCGTTTCAGCATCTATGAATAGGCTGTCATTGTTTGCCTGAAAGCGAGTAGAGCCGTCAGTGTTTTCCAAGAAAATATAGCTGCCAGCCGTGCTGTCTTCGTAAACATGGAGGTTACCATCAGGCGAAATCGTCCCAATCCCAACATTACCGCTGCTGTCGATGCGCATGCGTTCTGAGCTACCTGTAAAGCTGGTTGTAGCATTACCGCCTGTTGTAAAAATAAGCTCACCACCATCCATAGCAATCTTACCAGAGCCGCTACCGTCAATTAAGCCGATGTTTGCAAACTGATCTGAACTCTGAATATACAAACCATTGTTATCAGTCCCCATGTCTATATGCAAAGGTACTGCTGGCGAATCTGTCCCAATGCCCAAGCTCTCCGCACTCGCATCCCAGAAGAACTTTGCCGTGGTGCCTGTGTCCTCGTAGAAGCTGATGTCGCCGTTGTTTTGGATAAACAGCCGACTTTTTGTTGTCGTAGATACTTTGAAACCACCACCACCAACAGCTTCTAAGTACAAATCACTTACGGCCTGAGTTGGCTTGATTACAGGTGTATAGTTTGTAGTAAGGTCAAAGGTAATGCCTGCATTAGAACCATTCTGCACAGTCAGCCCATCGCTGGTCAAAGTACCCGTGATGTCTACGCCTGTGGCGGTGGTTTCTAAACGCTTTATTCCACTCTCAAATAATACTACATTGGAATTTACTGTATCAAAGAAAGCTATGTTTTCTCCGTCAGTTTTTTCCATAAGTATGCCAGCACCATCACTCATAATGCTAAGGTTTCCAGCACCAAGGTCTTTAATATAACTATGCCCATCATGGTAAATCTGTAGGTCAGACCCTGCGCCGAAAATGGCTTTGTGATTATCTCCAAGCGTTAAACCATGACCATCAATAACCCCGTTGCTATCAACATTAAAACCATTTTGAGCTGATATTGATGTATCATCATGTAAATTTAAAATTCTATTGCCAACAGCATCGCCAACATAAAATTGCATCATTCCTGCACTAGGTGCGTGAACAATCTTAGCTGAATTAGCGTCAGTATTTCCTACAAAATTTATTTGACCAACATTATTAGCATCAGCAGAGTGGTTTATAGCAAGAATGTTAAATGTATCTGTTCCACGCCCAACCGACATTATAGCAGTGCCATCATTATAACCAGCATTAGTGCTAATAGAACCCACAGACACTGTGCCTTCTGGCGCTATAGTCATTCTTATTTGAGCAGCTTCACTATTACCTGTAGAAAACTGCAATCGTGTTGCATTGCTAGAGGATGTAAATGTGCTTGCAGCTACAGCTTTAATAGATGCAGCCTCAAGAATTGCATCTGTACCGCCTGCTTCATCTGGCGCATTAAAACTAAGCTTACCAAGAACGTTATTAATATTTACAGTTGTGTCAGATGTTTGAAGTGTAAGCTCTGCACCGTCAGATGTTTTTATCGTAACATCACCAGTAAAATCTGCACCAGATGTCATAGCAGCACCAGCTGCTGCAACATTTGTTGCATCTGTTACATCCGCATTTGCCTCTATATTATCAAGCTTTGTTCCATCTGTTTGCAAATCACGACCATCAACAGTTCCAGACACAACAATATTACCAGCTACCTCAACCTCATCAGGCTCAACCTTAAAAATAATATTTGTTAATGCAGAACTAGCCCCATCGCTTACACCAAAATGTAAGGCGCCCGTTTTTGCTGTATCACTGTCAAGACCATTAATAATTCTAGGCCGAATAGCAGAGTATTGGTGATATGCTGTGTTTGTTTTTTGACCATAGAAATTAACGCCACCCGTATATGCAGCAACACCATCAGCAACAGCAGTTGAGTCATATAAGGTAAAGTTAGGATTTGGGCCTTGTATGCGAATATCATCGCCGCCCGTATCCGTATTACCAATCTGAACATAAGCCGCTGTGCCGTTAGTGGCATTGCCGTAAACAAACAACTCGCTATCAACATCAACAACGCCATTACCATTGCAGCGCAGATTAATGTTTCCGTCAGTATCTGTTGAGCTAATCGTATTACCATCAATAGTAATGTTATCAACATCAAGTTGAGTAACCCCAACAGTAGCCAGTACAGAGGTGCCAGCTGGCTCTAAATAATAGCTAGTGTCATCAGCATCTTTATACTTCTGAGCTTCTACGCCATCAGATCCATATAGCTTTACATATGTTGAACCGGCTTCAATGCGAACAACATTACCAGCACTTGGACTGTCGTATGTATGAAGAATCTGAGTAGGTAAATTACCATCTTGCGACTTAATAAATATCTGATCGTTTGAGTCTTTTAAACCAAATACATTGTTCTGAGAGGCAGCAATACCACCGCGAAATACACCAGACCCAGTACCAGTAATAAATCTTAGCTCAGCAGATCCAACATCTTCAGCTTGAAGATTAAGAATGCTGTCATCACCATCTGAAGGATACAAAGAAACATTCTCTGTAAAGTGTAGCTTCTGCGCGTTCTCAATAACATTGTCGCCAATATCAACATCTTTGTTGAAGGTCATGGCATCAGTTAAATTAACATATGTAAGCGAAGCGCTTGCGCCATCTATTGTAATACCAGCACCGTCAGCAGCTAAGCTAGTAGCAGCCCCAGAAGCTAAAACAATATTCTTGTCATCAACAGTAAGCGTTGTTGAGTTAATAGTTGTCGTTGTTCCATTAACAGTTAAATTGCCAGATACAATTAATTCACTTCCAATAGTAAGAGCTCCACTATCAATAGAGCTAATAGTGCTTCCATCAATGCGAACATTATCAATGTCTAATCGTTCAAGTGTAAGAAAGCTTAAATCAACAACAGAGTTAATAGCTACATTTCCAGAGCTATCAAAGCTAAGAAAGCCATTGGCTCTATCGGCTGCTTTAGGAATAATAAGATTTACGCCAATGTCAGTTGAGTCTGTAATAGGTGCAGTAAGCGCACGAACAGATCGCATTTTGTTGTCAGCAGCAATGGCTGTAAGCGTGTCGAGTTGAGTATTTAAAGCTGCTCGGTTTATATCTGACCCCGCTGAGAAATCAGTTACTCGCTCAATAGGTATGTTTCTTGTTACAACAACCTGACTGCCGCCAGTTATACCAGTTACTGGCTGTGTGCCTGATGATACCGTGTTAAATGTTGCTGTGCCCGTAGATCCCTCACCGCCAGTAATAGTATATTTACCATCACCAGATCCCTGAGTTTTTATTATGCCATCTACATACAGCTGTACTTCGTCGTCATCAAAGAACTCAAAGGTAATTGAGAATACTGTTTGGGTCGCGCCCTCTGCAACAGTGTAAACAACATGGGGATTATTATTTGCAACATTTATAGACATAGTTCACCTCGCTTACTCCTTTTCTCACAAAGAAGCAGAGAGATTCAATGCACAAATAGTCTAGTACAAATCAGTATCGACCAAATCCAAGAGGTGCATCAAGCTCGCCCTCAATCATATTGGTAAACTCATTCATCTTACCTTTCCAAAACCACATTCTGGCAAAAGGTAAGTTACGAATAATTTCTTTACTGCCTTCACCGATATTACCTGTAACAAAATCATAAGATCCACGAGCAAGATCAGTAGCAATACTAGGCCCAGCACCTAGTAAACCGTTTGCAGCATCTAGCGCATTAGGCTTCTGAGGGAAGCGAGGCTGAAGAACACCACCAGTTAGATTAGGTCCACCTAATGCTAAGCTAGTAGACATAGCTGTGTAAAACATATCAGAATACAAAGCAGTAACGCCTGAGTAATCAAAGGATCTAGCAAGCTGATCTTGGAAGCTCATTTCTACAAAGTCAGGCGTTTTGTATTGCAGTACCATGTAGCCCAAGCCCATAGACAGCGCTGTACCAATCCACTGGTTCTTTAGCTGCCCATGTCCATATGCCGCTGTAATCTTATTTACCGCAGCTAAGCTATAGCTATAGAACTGAAACGGCAGTCCAAGCAATCCGCTTTCAATACGAGCGTATCCTTTGAACTCTCTGTCTTCTTTCATGCCAAACTTTTCAGCAACACGCATCGGAACGTAAGCAATACCATCAGTAATTATTGGCTTATCTGCTGGTGTACCCATTAGGATTGTATTCATAATCCCAGAGCCAAGAGCATTGCGGAATGTACGCACAGTCTCAGGGTCTACTCTTGCTTGCTTTTCTATCTCAGCAACAGCTAGATCATTGATTGCATTCTCATAGGCAACCTTGTCTTCGTTCTTTCTCATATCAAAGCCCATTTCTTTGGGCCTGTTGATTGAGTGCATAATCTCATGCATCTTAATGAAAGTCACATAATCTTCTGGCGTATTGATGATACCTTTTTTAATAGGTTTAACGCCTTCAACGCGTGGATTTTCCCAACCGCGCTGTTCGTACATTACATCTTTAATGTGGTCTTCATCTATATAAATGCGCTTCTCAGAGTCACGGTAAAATGCTGGCTTATAGCGACCGCCTTTAGTAAACTCTTCTGTTGGCCCAGATATAACTTCAGCTTTAGTTGCAGGAAACTCAATCGTATTGGTCCATGCTTCTGTGTTTGCCATATACAAACCAGACTCAGATTTCTGCCAAGGTGCATTTGCAATCTTCTTAGCATCTTCTAAGTCAATATTATAACGCAGTAGATACTCTTGCTCTTGTTTTGTTGCTTTGCCCTGCGTCCAACGCACAGAGTAATCAATAATGCTATGAGAACGCATCATAGCATCGAAGTCTTTGAAGATGCGAGTAATAGGGCCAAGACCGTTAAGTAGATAAAAAGGCTCTTTAGCCTTATCCAGTATGTCAGATCTAAACGGATTATTGTTTACATCATCAACAAGACGCAGATGCGCTGAGTTCATAATATTATCTAAAGCTTCACCAGCTAGTCTGCCCTCTTTGCCACCAAGTCTTAGCTGATTGTTTTTCATTACTGAAAACAAGCCACGGAACGTAGGCCCAAGCCCATGCTCCATCATAATCTTAGCTGGCTCAGTTATTGTAGATACACCAGCAGAACCTAGATAGTTTAGCTGTGCAAGGCTGCGAAGAACTCTAGCTGTTGATTGATCCCAGCGATCAGGATCACGCTGCAAACCACCCGTAACTCTTCTATACAAGTGACGCATATCACGCAAAGCGCGGTTAGCTTGCTCTGGTGTATTGCCAGCATCCAGCATTTCATTGAACGTATCATCTAATACATCGTCGATAGATGCCCCATCGAACTGTCGAGAAAACTCATAGCGAGTTCCAGTGCGCTGAACGTATGCCTTCATTACAGCAATCGGATTGGTTTGAATAAAATCTAAGACCAATGCGTTTGGAATATCTACCAAACGATGCTTAAAGTGCTTTGATTTACCAGCGCCATAATAACCAGCCTCAGGATCTAAGATGTCTTTGATGCCAATAATGTTATCTATTGTATCGTCAACACGCATCTTAATAGCTGCTGGATCTGTAGATAACTTTACTTTGCTAAACTTACCGTCCTTCTCAACAACTATTGACGGATTGTTCTTGTACCAGTCTGTTAAAATGCGCTCAAACTCTACGCGATTTGCCTTAATTGCATCCTGATCCCAGTATCTAGGACGGAAGATCTTTTCATTAGCTAGCATAACCTCATCAGTTATATCATCTAAGATAGCACGAGCCTCATCTACCTCATCGCTGTAGCGCCGCACCTGAGCCTCTAGCTTTATACGGTAGTCTATGTTGCGAGCAGTCTCTAAGCGCTTCTGTACGCCCTCTATGCGTCTCTCACGGCCTGTTATAAACTTTTCGTAGTGTGCCTTAGATCCAATCAAACCTTGCTCGCTAAGACGAGTTTCCCAAGTCTTGTAAAAAGTATTGAGCTTGTTCATTGCCTGAGCTTCAAAGTCATCAGCAGCTTCAACGCCACGCATTGCTTTTGAGTCTACACCCTCAAGCCATGTTTCAAAGTCTTTGCGCTTGAATGTGTAATCCAAAGGATTGACCACACCCTTGCCAGTGCTCTCACCCCAGATCAACATCATGTCATCGTATGTCTTTACCCATTCGCCTTCGAGCAGCTTAGAGTTCTGAAAGACTGAGTTACCTACCTTCTGACCTTGCTTGTTTGCCGCAAGCAGTATGCCAGAGTCATTAGCTATTTTGAGTGTACGCAACTTAACTGAGTTCGGGATGCTGTCATCAGTAAGAATACGTTTCATAGGAGTAGTTACTCCCTTGTATAGCCATGAGTCAGTAAACAAGCTTGGTGCTATCTCAGCAACAGGCTCGCCCTCTACTGGCTCAATCTGCTTCTGTAGATTAGCTATCTCTTCTTCAGCAGACTTCTGCGCGGCAATCCTTCTTTGCATTGGGATTGTGACCAAGCCACTGATGGCACCGCCAAGAATAAACGAAGCGCCAATGTTTAATGCTGCTTCTTCTTTTGTAGCTAAAGGATCAAGCGGATAACGAATAGCCTCCTGACCAGCAACAACAGCAGCCGTAGACGCACCGCCTCTAACAGCAGCGCCAGCAAAGGTTGCAGCACGAGCAAACGGAATACCAACGTAGTTGATAGGATCAAACAGTTCCGCAGCAAACTGTGGTATAATACCTGACCTAGAAAGATCTTGGCGTGTCTTTAACCCATCTCTTAGGTTTTGAACCAAAAACTCCATATGCTGTTGGCTTGTAGCTCTAAGCAATGTCGAGCCATACTGCTTCATATCATCAGGAATATTGTCTATTGCCCTATATCCATCTTGAGGCAACGAAGGAAAGCGAGCCGTTTCCTTAGCTCTGTCTAGCAGTGGATCATACTTATAAGCCAGTGATGCGCCAACAGTCCTCATAAAAGAAACATCAGGCAAAGGTCTTACTCCTTGCCCTGCTTCAATTTCTCTTAATGCTGTTAGCCCATTTTTCATTCCAAGAGACCTTTATTAATTTCTTCGTATTTCTTTTCAATGTAATCAGGCTCTTGCATTTCAAATATTTCTTGCTGTCTAGCCTCTTGTTTTTTTAGCTGAGCCTCGCGCTGACTTGCCTTCTTAGTGATATGATCCGCAATATCACTGCGATCAAAAGCAGGCCACATGAGTTCAGGCTTTTCGCCTTTTCTAGAAACTTGCTCAAAAATTAATGGCTGCAATACTTTATTCTCATCTACAAAGTAAGAAAAATAATTTAAGCCAGCAGTGCTTTCATCTGGAACCAAGTACACTCGCTTAACATCTTCCACCTCTATGTCTGTAATCCCCCTAGCAGTAACCGTTGGATCTAACGAATATCCAAATGGAAGCTGTGATTCTACTGCTGCTATAAACGCAGTACGATCATCTTCGTCAGGAAATACGGCTTCTAAGGAATAACGTGATCTCTTAATTGAGCCAGCAGGAAAGCGCGGATCAGCAATAAAGCGACTTTTCGCATACTTGCTATCAACAATTTGATTTAAAACAGAGTTAATTTGAGATGCGCCCTTTCCAGTAAGTGCCATATACTTAGTAACAGGTGCTAGTTCTTCTGCAATAATAGGATCTCCTATTAAATCCAAAGTATATGCAGTTGGTGTCATGTTATTTAAAACAATATCCATATTAATCTTAGCCTTAGGATCTGTCTGCCTTTGAATTAAAGTAGTTGCAATTTCATTAACACTTTCACCAGTATTTAATCTTATCTGATGTATATCATTTAAACGCTGAGCATCCGCTGGACTAATTGAATCGCCAAATCTGCTAATAAACACACCAGTTTCAGTTGGGTCATTAGATAAAATAGCATGTATATCTAAAAATTGCCCTGCATTTGGAACTACTTGACCAGATAAGATTTCATCAAGCTTGTCTATTAATCCCTGTGGTGGGGCGCTTCTCATTATAGACAACGCAGCAGCCCGTTGTGTATCGGGAAGCTGATTAAACTGCGCCAAGTCAATGCCAGCATTGTCTAGCATTTTCTGAGCAATGTCTCTGTCAGCTTTATCGTTAGCATTTCCACCGCCACCAAGAATGCGAATAGAGTTATTGCGAAGCTCAATCGCATCTTTCATCTGCGCTTCTTCAGAAGCCACTGTTGCTCTAAGGCCATTAATCTTACTAACGACGGCATCAACGTCATCTGTGGTTTCTAAGATCCGATTGCCAGCAGCGACTACATTATCTGGCATGCCTTCAATTTTACCTCGGCTGTCTACATATGCAGCAAGGTTATTAAGACTGCGAGAGTTAGCACGAGCAGCAAAGTTTGTAACCTCACCAAAGGCTCTCGACTTACTTAGACGGTTTGATTCAGATATACCTTGATCTGCCGTTAAGCCATTTGGTCCAATACTATCTTCAATCTTAGCATTTAAAGAATTAAACTCTTCATCACTAAGCGCACCAGATTCAGCAGCAGTTGCAGCTTCTGTTACAGATTGAGAAATCTCAAAGCGTAAGGTTTCTCTATCTCGTTGCTGTCTAATCTTATTAATATTTGCTGATAGAACTTCTCTAGCAAAACCAGTGTCTTCGTTAGGATCAAAAAAGTCAGTGTTGTAAATTTCAGAAATAAATGTGCGCTGCTTTAATGACAGCTTGCTCATGTCTTCTGGATTATTGCTTACCAGCGCAATCCGAAACTCTTCTACATTACCCTCAGCAGCCGCTTGAATTAAGTAAGGGCGAAGAAGGTTCTGGCGAGCATCTCTTAGATCACCTTCTCTTTCTGATCTGCTATAGCTTTCATCAGATAAGAAGCGTTGATCTAACTTAGACTTAACATTCGCATACAGATCGTTTGTTAAGTTAAGGCCAGCTTCTATCGAGTAAGCATCATCTGAAGCAAAAGCATCAGACGCATTAATGCTAGATGTAGTAAGCAGGGTATCAATAGTATCAGGTAAAGTAAGCTCTAGCTGTCTTGCTTTTAACTTTGCTAGATTCGATGCTTGCTGGATTTGATCCTGCTCAACAGCATTGTAATCGCTAGATACAACCGAGCTATGTCTAAGAACTGCCTCTATATTTGCTGGCTCAACATAAGCCAAAAGACTTTTAACTTCTTCTTGCAAACCCTTTGGCAATTCTGACATCCGATTACCGCGAGTTCGTATAGCAAGATCAATCGCACTGCGCTCTGATTTGTTTGCAGTCCCAGAAAGCAAATACTCAACAGCGCCTAGCGCAATAGATTGTTTAAGTTGCTGTGAGGCGGTCTTGTCAGCACCAACCTTTAACAGCGCAGAAGATACGCCGTTCTGAGCATTAGCAAACTCTCTATCATGTATTGCTTGAGCTTCACTAACCTCTTCGTTCTCACGGGCAATAAAGCCACCAGCGCGAGCAATGCTATAAGCATCGTCTTGGCTTGTGCTAATCCCAGTAAGAATAGAACCAGCAGCATTCTGCCTAGATCTTGAAGCAACCCGCTCTTGAATATTTAACTTTGTAAGAGCTAAGAACTTAGCGCCTGTTGTTTCTACAAATGTTTTATATTTACCTTCAGCCCCATCAGCCATTTGACCAATGTAATTACTCATTACCTCATCGTATGACTCAGGGTCATACTGGTACTTCAAGGCAATCTCTTGAGCCTTAACTCTAAGCTCAGTGCCAATTGAATCCTCATACCTCTTATCAATAACACTTTGATAAGCAGCAGATGCTACACGACCAAATCCCTTGGGTGCCTTAAATGCTTCTGGCTTTCCTGTTTCTGGATTAATCGTTCTTAGCTTGCGCTTCTCAACCGCTTCTGCAATTTCTATGCCTTTCTTCTGAGCATCTTCCGCAGCTTCACGAAAAGCCATCTGCTGAAAAGTGGAAGCAACGTTGCTTACTGCGCGTCCAATATCTGCGCTTCCCGCATCTGCTCTAACAACACCAACTGGCTGATTAAAGACTCTCGTTCTTTCTCTAATTACAGCCATTTACTTGCCCCCTCCACCACCGCGTGACGCGACTGGTGCTCTTGTCATTTGATATTTATAAATGCCTTGGCTTATAGTTCCAGCCGCACTAAACAAAGAGGAAACATAAGCATTTCGACCACGGCGTTTTTCAGCCATAGCAGCCATTTCTGACTTCATGCCTTGTATGCTTTCTTGTCTTGCAATCCGGCCAATATCTTCTCCAACAAGTTCTTCTTGTCTTTCTAAGAAAGCCTGCACACTTTTATCTGAACCCACATCACGACCAGCAGCCGCGAATGCAGCTACATTAGCAGAAGTTGCTAAGTCATATTCTTCTTGCCTAGCTCTAGCTTGCTGTAAGGCTTGAACCTTATTTAACTTTTTATCTGTTTTAATATTAAAAGCATTTAGCTGAGAGGCTTGTTGCTGCGCTTGACCCGCTGCAATCTGACCTGCTGCGCCAACCCCTGCTGCAATTAATTGCCACATTAAACTACTAGCTCCGCTACTAATCCATTAACCTGCAACGGCAATGGATGATCCTGTTCTATTGTTATCTGCGCTGTGCGGTTATACCCCAAGAGACGAAACTCTTTCTTTCCGCTAAACGCTGAAGTTGTAACCAATGGTCTTGAGTTTACCTTGGCTGATCTAGTGTCTTTAAAATCAACTACAATGTTAGTTAGTCCTCTAATCTCACCAGTCGCAGGGCCATTGCCCATCGAGGCATCAATAGGATTGGTAATAATCTTAGAGGTAAATGCAGACCCAATGTAAGCTGTAGTATAGTTAAACGCTGAGTAAGCAGACAAATCAATTACATTCCCAGATATAGTAAACGTACCTAAATGAGAAAGCTGTGTATCATCAGCATCCTTAGCCAGCACAGTCACCGTATCTCCGTTGACCCAAGGCTGACCAGCTATACTACTTAGATCAACCTCATTGCTAACAATAGATCTTTCTCTCCAGCCATCTAATCCAATTTCAAAGTCTGTCGTATTTTCAAAGCTACCATAATAGTAGTAACCATCAGAATCTTTAATTGTAGCATAGATAATACCACCCATTGCAGTCACAGCATCAAACGATCCAAAGTCGCTAGAGATCTTTGTCCAAGACGCTCTCTTCTCAGCCCTGTTTGAGTTAAACAAAGCTATTGTTCCGTCAGTCATAACAAACGCAGCATAACTTTCAGATGTATCAAAGCTTGAATTAGATACCGCCATATCTATTGGAGTATTAATTAAATGACTAGCAATTGTTGAGATAGCAGTAGAAGTATAAGCGCTCTCATTGTCAGTAAACAAATACTCCCTAACCGTCCTACCACCACGTTCTACAAACAAAGTCGCACCGTCTATCGGAGTGGGAGTTACAAACTCACACCCGTATGGTGTTTGCTTTCGTATCTGTAGATTAGTTGGAGTAAGCGGTTGGTTCTGAAATGTAGGTATGTAAAGCTCTGCTGACCCAGTAAAGATCTGCAAGTCACGGTTAGAAACCAAATACCTAATTGGGTTTATTTCCCCAAGTGCAGCAGTAACTTGTATTGCATCATCATCAGCAGCATCGCCAACATCAAAGTTAAAGAAGCTTCCAATCTTACTAAAGTAAATAGAATCTGGCTCTGACAGTGTGCCAGCAAATACTAATCTATTCTGATGAAAGGTAACGGCTGCTGGGTAGCCACGAACAGCAGACCAAGACTGTTCATCAAAATTAGGACTAGGCGCATGAGAGGAAATTTGTACGCTGCCACCACCATCTTCTGAAAGATTTGCACTAGATCCAGCAGTAAAGCTATAAGTATTTTCATCTATAATATCAGAATCAATTGTTCTTGATCCATTTATTTGAGCAGCATTTATACCGCCAACAGCTACTGCATTAGAAATAACAATGGCCTCACCGCCTTGAAAGCCGTGATTAATATGCGTAACTTCAACTGTTGCGCTGCCATCAGTAGTTCTTAATGGGTTTGCTACACTTAGTCTTACATCTAAGTTTTCATGCACATTGCCAGTGGCTTGCGTAGAAGACTGAACACTGGTGATTGTTATTTCATCTTCATGGTATCTTATAATTGTACCAACATGCTTTGAATCTAAGTAATCACCACCTGTTTGTGAGCCTGTGGTATCAAAGTAAGCAGCGCTTGTTGTAAGCGTAATTCCATTGCCGCTAGTAGCGCTAGGATCAAGCGTAACACCGCTATCTTGAAACGTAGAATAAGGCTGAAAAGTAACTTTGTTATCCGCTCTTTGACTAAACGATAATACACTGACCTCAAAGTCAAACTGTCCACTTTGAGTAGTGCTTGCTTTTCTTGTTAAAATTCTAGGAGCAAACTTATTATGGCAGATAATAACAATATCGCCGTATCTAGTAATGTTGTACTCATGCAAGTCATCTTCATCAAACGGAAGCGCATCGCCGTTAACATCTTGAGTAAGTCCTTGAGCGCCAATAAGGGTTGTTCTAAATGGAAAAGCTATATAGCCATGCCCAATCCCAATAACATATCTATTAGTATCGTCGCTTAAAGTATTACCATATCCAACAGGCTCACCAGTTACCCAAGAAAAAAGTCTAATCTTTTTATTTGCAGCAGCGCCGGTAACAAAGTTGGCACTTGTTTTATACTTAAAACCGTGCCTTCTCTTAACACCGCCTTCAGGAAGAACAATCATATTCTGTAAGCTTTGAGCAGACGCAGAATAAACAGCAGAATCAGTCCTCATTAAAAGAGAATCACTGATTTCACCATACTGAAAGCTGTTAATGGGTACTCTGACTTTCTGCATTAACTTCGCCTTTCAGCAATAAACCTCGATGTGTTTAGCTTTTTAGTTGTTTGCTGTTGTGAATCCAGCCTTCTAGCTCTCATCATATGGAACTGCGCTCGCTCGTCCATCATCTGAGCAAGCTGTGAATCCCTAGCAACAGAAACAGCAAGTATGCCAGCCATCATATATTCTACAGCAATAGTAAAGAACGGAGGCCAGTCAGCTTCACTAGCCCTAAATGTATGATCGCAGATTAAAGTGTCTGTGGCGACTGCATCGCAGTAAGCCATGTCAGCATAAATATCGTACTTAATTGGATACTCATTAACAGTTATAGCGTGAACCATTAGTGATGTAGACGGTATTTGGTAAGCCGCATCCCAGCGCCCATCAGGAACAGCAGCAAGTCGCACCAGTGTACTTTGAGTAGTCGCAAAACCCCAGCGCATACTGGTGAGCGCAGCAGTAGCAGTATCTTCATACATTGCATCTACGACAGCAGACTCAGCAGTCCCATCCGTAAACGATTGAATCTCGCTGCCTCCCATAAGAACGGAAGCACGAGAGCATACTTTAATAGAAGTGTTGGCTACATCTGGCATAGTAGTATGGGGGCCGAAGCCCCCATCCCCTTAGTTGTTATCAAGAACTTCAAAGACACCATCGTCATCAATGACAACAGCACCCATAGACATCATTGATGTTGCCAAGTGTGAAACCTTCTGCGCCACATAGTTTACTTCGGTTTGAACGTCAGCATTAATGCCAAGCCCAACCGCAGAAGTATGGTACGCAAAGTTTTTCCCACCAGCTACAGCAGATGTTGAGAAGATCTTAAAGCCTAAGAACTCTTTCATTGTCATCCCGCCTGCATATGGCAGGTTTTGTGGGCCAACATAATCAGAGCTTGCAAACTCGTTGATAGCAAACAAATCAGCAAAACCAGCAGGTGACATTGCCAAATAGCGCTGTCCGTCTTCTGGAATATCTTCTGCGCCAAATGTTGAGAACAAGCTTAACAAGTCAGCTTTTTCAAGGGCAGAGGCAGTGTCATGGATTTGAGTAGCGTTAGCACCCGCGTCCATTGCTGTGATCAAGATCTCATCAGTCTTACGACCAAGAGCAGCAGCAGCAGATTGCGCTACAGCTTGACGCTCATTAATGTTGATCTTTAACTCGTCCAGCTTGTCAATGTACTCTGGTGCATAGAAGTCAGCCATAGTGGCTTCGACATTTGTGTGCACAAGTTCCATTGCAGTTACATCGCCGTTACGCGCTTTAGTGTTTGCAGCGCCTTTTCCAATTACTTGGAATCGAGCAACCGAGCCAGACACATTGCTTGAGCGAACTGTGTTCCGTAGTTTGGAACCCATACGCTGATAAGCCATGTGAACTTCTGTCTCGAACTGCTTGATAAAGGCTTGGTCAATAGTATTAGCCATTTTTCAGTCCTATTATGAAGTTACAGTTGCCAACGGGTGTCCGCTTTTCTACGTCAACAAGGGTATCCTCTCGGGCCTTTCAGTGTATTACGGGCCGTAATGTGCCATCGTAAACACTTTTTCCCTTTGGATTGCAACGCACAAATTCAACATACTTGTTATTGTTGTCTTCTATGACACCAACAGGCTCAAAGCCTAGCCACATTGCCCAGTCCAACATAAACTCATAATCAGATAGCAATGTCATGGTAAGCATGTGCTGTGTTTTATCAAAGAAATCTATAAGAAACTTTGATCCCCGAACCGCAGCAACGGTCTGTTCCTTTATTTTATTGGAAAACATAGCAAACATTTGAGGGATTTCTTGGTCTTCATTGTACCAAAGGCCACCAATAGCTAAGAATGACTCGCCTTCTTTCCTAGCAAGATAGCACTCAGAAGTCTCATACATCTCATGCATAGCTTGATGAAAGTCATTATGCCCAAGTAAAACCAGCTCTCGTTTGTTTTCTTGAGTAAGGTTTTCAACCACCTCATCAATATGATCTAAGGTAAAAGGGGTCAGATAATACTGGCCCCTTTGAATTATTTTAACCTCTGTAGAGTTGCTGGAAGCCATCTTCGACCTGCTTGACAAAGTGCGGATCGCGCTTCGCGGGATTAAAGTATCGCTCATCTTGCATCATCTCCCTAAGTGATTGCTCGGTTACACCACTTGTAGGCTGTGCATCCCCAGCAAATGATCCATCCTTCATAGCTTCCATAACAGCTTCTATTGCAATAATACCCTCGTGGCTTTCGCACATACGCTCAATCGCTGGTATTGCATCACTTGGAAAGAACTTATTAGCAAACATAGATGCAGCTTGAATCCTATCATTTGCATTATCGCCTAGCTTTGCAGCCTCGGCCTCTATGTCTGGCTGCGCTCCATTAATAGCTTCGGCATACATCTCAATGCCTTTCTGAAACTCTTCCTGACTATAGCCATTCTCAAATGAATGCTCAGACCACCACTTGAGCAAGTCATTATCAACGGCCATGTCCTCGTCAACAACGTCTGGCAATTGATAGTCGCCAGCGGTTTCGGGCCTGTCACCGAAAGCTTCTGATTGTATTTCTTCTAAGAGTTTGTTGCGTATATCTTCCTCTTTGCCACCCAGCTTTGACTCAAGTTCTTTATACGCTTTGGCTAGATCTTCACCTGTGTTGTACTTCTCAGGTAGCCACTCTGGACGTTCTGGCGCTGAAGCCTGCTCAACATCTGCTTCAGTCACAAAGTCACGGCCATCAGCTTGTGCTGCTTCTACTGCTGCTTCTTCACTCATTTGTTCTTACTCCTATGTGAATGTGCAATGCGCTGCTCTATAAGGCCAACAATATAACGCTGCCCTTCCAGATGTCGCAGTTCTTCTGTAGTCACATTAGGGCCATTTACCATTTCTATAGTAATAGAGCGCAAATAGCGTAAGACCTCTTTGCCAGTTGGCGTCTTAAAGATCTCTGCGATGTTGTGGCTTACATCCGCATCTTTGTCTGATGCTCGCTGTATTCCGTCGATTCCAATGTTAACCTTGTTCGGCAACCATCTGTCCTTGCTGTTGTTGCGCCATTTGCTGCGCTAATGCAGCTATTTGTCTACGCTGTTCTTCATCACGAATCAAGCTCTCTGGCACACCAAATTTCTTAGCAAGGTGAATTGCTGTTTGTTCACTGTCAATTAGAAGCTGCAACATCTCAGGTCCAAAGGAACCACCAACCAA